AGCGTGACCTCGGCATAACTCCCTTGCACCAGGAGCGCATCATACTCTTCCTGGAGGAGCCGCTCAATCAACTCCTGCTGGCGTCGGTTGATGGCCCCGCCTCGCTCGCGCGTCGAGGCGTCAATAAGTCTTGGGAGGGGCCGCCCGTACGCATCCAGCCTTCTTCGTCCCGTATCGGCCATGCCAGCCCCTTCTGCGGCAACAAGACTACTGTGATACGCCGCCGCCCGTCCTTCATGGGTTTGAGTTCCTTGCGCACGCGAGCATGCCAGGTCGCCCCACCAGGGTAGACAATGTCCACAATGGTTCCGACCGGAAGCGCCATGTCTGAGGGAGGCAGGACGCAGGTAATCATGGGGCCAAAGGCGATGGCCATGCTCCACGCTCTCTTACTGCTGCCGCAGAATCAGCCGTATGGTACGCTCATCCTCCCGGCCCTCTTCCGTCACCACGTGGTTGGTCAGGTCCGCCAGGGTGCCCTCGGTCCCGCCACTCGCCCACACCTGCGTAATGCTGGTATAGACCACGTCATCGCTCAATTCGACATCGCCCTCGACCGTCCAGGTAGACGTGACGATGGCATCGTCGGCCAGCCAGGGGGACCAGTCAATAGTATAGTCCAGGACCGCCGCAGGGTCTTTGATAAAGCTCGCGAGCATAGGACTATTCTCCCCCTAGCTAAGCGTCAGGTCAAGCGCGGTCGCGGCAAATTGCACGGTGTCTCCAGACTGGGGGGTCTGATCCGTGACACTGCTCATGTCAAACCCCAGAATGTTCCCCGCCCCCAATGTTGCACTATCCACAAGGAACATGCCCGTCACCAGACCCCAACTCCCCGATGGCGTGGGAAAGGTAATAGCGTCCGCATTCTCTAACGTCCCTGTCGTCGCGGTGGTCCACTTCGGCACGGAGCCGCCCGCAATATTGACCAGCACACGCGCGTAGGCATTCGCATTCGCTACCTCAGACGCGGCAGCAATCAGCGTCGCATCCGCAATGGTCCCTGTCGTGAGCGCCACATACGTCGCTGGCTTGCTAAACGCCACGTTCCGAAACGCCAGGTTGAGCCAGCTGTGGACGCAATAGTCAGTAAAGCCTGCCCCGCTACTGGCGTTAAACTGCACTTTAATCTCCGTCGTGGGAATCGTCGGCGTATTGCCATTGACCGGGGCAAAACTGCCCGTAAAGGACCCATGCGCCAGACACGTTCCCGCACCATACGTACCCGAGGTCACAATCGCCCAGTGAGTAATGGTGCCCCAGGTACCGCTCGCCTGGGGGAACGTCACGGCGCCGCTCTGGATCACCTGGCGCGACGCTGCCGCACTAAACGTAATGGCTGTGCGCGCATACGCATTGGCATTGGTCACTTCAATGCCGGCGAGGGTGGTGGCGGTATCGGTCGGATCAGCGGTACACAGGGCCACGAAGAGCGAGGTTGCTGCTGTATACGCTGTGTTCGCCACATGGTTAAGGAGGGCATTTTCCAACACGTCCGTGATAGACCCCATCGCTTCTCCTTTCAAGCATGGTCATTGTCAGAAATAAACCTGGGACGTATTTCTGTATTGCCGATTCACTCCTCTGCTTTCACCAAAACGCCGCGCCCGGTGGCAGAAGACGCCGAAACCTTTGCCTGTCGTCGTGCTGCCACCTGAACTCCACGGCCCGTAGGCCCGTCTACAGCAGCCTGCCGGAGCGCCGCCACCTGAGCGCCACGCCCTGGAGGGCCGACCGTGCCGACGCGCTGCATACTGAGGAGCAGCAAGTTCGCCAGACTCGTGGTACTGGTCCCCAGCAGTGACGCCAGGAGTTGAAACTCCCCAGAGTTAGGAATGAGCAACGCCTGGGGCGTAAGACTGCTGCCTGCGAGGACAGCGCCTAGGAGATGCTCAGTCACCAGGATACTGGCATCCGTACTACTCGTGGCCGCGATCGCGCTATGCAAGCCGCGCTGGAGTGTCCACGGAATATCGAGCGTCAGACTTGTCCCGGCAAGATTGCTCGTCAGCGGGCGTATAATACTGCCCTGCGCAGGAAGCGTCGTCGTGGCGCCAGGCAGCAGCGCGGTAAGCTGATGCAGCGTTGTCGCCAGGCTACTCGGGGTCGTACTGACGCCAGTAAGCGTACTCACCAGCGCCCGGGCGAGAGATCGTCCACTGCTCGGTGTCTGACTGACGCCTGTGACCGTGGCTTGCAAGGCCCGAAGCGTCCCCACAATGACCGTAGCCGTAGGAGTCGTACTGACGGCAGCAGGGGCAGCCTGAAACCGCCTAAGCATCTGGACACTACTCGTAGGCGTGGTACTCACCCCGGGCACCAATCCTGCGAGGCGATGGTCAACGGTCCGACTAATGGCCGGGGTCGTACTAGCGCCGCTCACGTTCGCGACAAACTGATGCAGCCCCGCCATCTGGATCGCCGCAGATGGCGTGGTCGTTGTCCCCACCAGTACGGCGCTCACCAGACGCTGGAGTTGGCGTGCTGTCGCCGGAGTCGTCGTCGTGCCAGGGAACGTGCCTGTGAGCACACGCTGTATGGTCCGCTGACTGTCCGGCGTGAGACTCGTGCCCAGAAGCGTTGCGCTCAGAAGACGAGTCGTCGCAAGAGAGACAATGGCAGGTGGCGTCGTCGTAGTCCCTGCGACCGCGGTCAATAGGACGCGAGCCAGCACACGGCTGATGGTCGGCGTCGTACTGGTACTGGCGATCACAGCCGTCAGTGACCGTAAAGTCCCCATCGTCCCGACGGCTGCCGGCGTGACGCTAACCCCAGGGAGCGCTGCGAGCAGGGCACGCTGCTGCTGGATCGCACTCGCTGGGGTCGTACTCGTGCCAGTAATCTGCGCCACGCAGGGCCGCAGGACAGTAGCGGCGGCACTCGGTGTACTCGTAGTGCCCTGGAGTTGTGCCGGAAGCGCATGCAAGACCGTACGCGTTGCGGCAGGGGTGGTTGTTGTCCCTATCACGGCGGCTGTCAGTTGCCGCAGCCCGGCCATCTGGATCGCCACAGACGGCGTGGTACTGGTGCCTGCGACCTGGACACTGAGCCCATGCAGGACGCTAGAGGCTGCCGCCGGCGTCACGGTTGTACTCGATACCGCCGCGACAAGCTGACGCAGGGTGCTCATGGTGGCCGCTGCGCTAGGCGTCGTACTCGTCCCTACGACGGCTGCCGTGAGCAGTCTGGCCGTGCTCAGTTGGACCGCAATGGCAGGCGTAGTACTCACCCCGGAGAGCTGTGCTGGTACCTGGCGGAGGAGGGTGCACGCCGCTCCAGGGGTCGTACTGCTGCCCGCAAGCGCCGCACTGAGGGACCGCACACTCGGCATCTGGATCGTCACGCCAGGCGTCGTACTCGCCCCAGCAAGCACAGGGCTGAGGGTGCGAAGAATGGTTGTCGAAGCCGTAGGAGTCGTCCCGCTCCCAGGCAGTGCGGCTACGAGCGTGCGCAGGAGGGTACGCGCTGCCACAGGCGTGGTACTGACGCCAGTGAGTTGGGGCGAGAGCTGGCGCAGGAGCGTAGACGCAGCGCTCGGCGTGACACTACTGCCCGCAAGGGCTGCGCTGAGGCTGCGGAGGATCGTCCTGGCAGCGGCGGGGGTCGTACTCACGCCAGCGATGGTGGCCGGAAGCGCACGGAGGAGGAGACTAGCCGTAGAAGGCGTTACCGTCGCGCCAGGAAGCGCTGCTGTGAGACTCCGGAAGGTCGGAAGTTGGGCGGTCGCTGTGGGAGTTGTGCTGGCGCCACTGAGGGCACTGGTCAGGTCGCGGAGAAGTTGTCTAGCACTCGTAGGGGTCGTACTGGCACCAGCGAGCGTGGCACTGAGAGAGCGGACGACTGGACCAGCGACGGCACTAAAGACGAGGCGGCGGGGGCGCAGGCGGCGTAAGCGGCGTTGGGCAATCCACACAGCCATGGTGGCGCCCCCTAGCCTTCTTCCTCGATAAACGCCGTGATTTGCAGGGTCATGTCGTCTGCCAAGGTGCCCGTGAAGCGCAAAAGGAGCGCCTCTGTCGCAATCGCCTCGTGACACCACTTGGAGTCGGGGTAAAAAAGCTCGTAGGGCGTCTGGCGATTGACCCAGCCAATGTACTCCAACACCGTCGTCGTGCCGCTCGTTGTCGCTATGGTCGGACTATTGACGCGGGCTGTGAAGCCCGCAGCAGTGCCACCCACCCGTGGCGTCGGGACTGGCGTCACCGTTGTTGAACCAGTCCCAGCACCATCCGTGACCGTGCCCGTCATGTGGACTAACTGGAGTTCTAAGCCCTCTTCCGCAGCATCCCCGACTTCGGTGGTATTGCCAAGACGGAAGCCGACCAGGCGCAAGTTTCTATCCCCGGTCGTCGCTGGATTCAGTTGCAGGAGATCCGTATTGCCCCCTGCCGCGGTGAGGGTAAACGTCGCCGCGCACTTGTAGAGCCGTGGCATCTAGGCGGCCCTCCTCATGAAGCGTAGCGGTTGCCGCCTCGGTGGAGGTGCTTTCGTGGCCGGTGGCGCCGTCCCGTTGCCAAACGCCAGATATGTCACATACGTTCCCGTCGCGTCGGCCACGTCCATGGTGAGGGTAAAACCATCGCTACCGATAGCCCCCACATCCGTGACGCCAGAACTCGTCGTGGCGTTCGTGAGATGACGGAGGCAGGCATCCTCATTGAGACTACTGGCGCACGTGGCACTGTTGGCGCCCAACTGCGAGACGATGGACTGACAGGCACGATTCGTGAGACTCGTAAAGCCTCCTAACTGCCATTTGACCGCCCGACTGCCAATCGTATCCTGCGTACTTTGGGCATACCCAGACCCCAACAGGAGGCACCCCGTGGGCGCAAAGCCAAAGCCCGACTCCGGGGTGGTATTCCCTGGAAAGGCTCCGGTGTCCTGAGCCCCCACCAGATAGCTGCCGCCCTTCAGCGCCAACGCCCAGCAGTACTGATTGACCCCCACGCCAGGAATTTCTAACCAATTGAGTTGAAAGCCGTTGGCGAGAAAGGCACTGAAGGCCGCACGCGCCGTTACAAGCGCCGATGAGGAGAGAAACGCCAGACATTCCCCGCTGTACTGGTAAGTCCCCGTCGAGGAACTGCCCCCAGCATCCGTATCCACGAAACCAAGGACGCCTTGCGCCGCCGTGCCCGTTGCCATGCCGATACTGAACGCCGCCGTGGGCGTAATCACCGGAGGAGCGGCGGTATGCCCTGCGGTGATGAAGACCAGCGCATCAGGTTGAAAACTCAGACTCGTAATACTTTGGACACCCGTGCTGTCGGGCGTCTGAAACTGTGCCACCGCCGCATTCGTCAGATCACTGCCACCCAGGGCGAGGCAGTGGACACGGTAACTCGCGGGAAACGCATCGGTAATCACCAACGTTTGCCCGCCGGCGTCAAAGCTCTGAAGATCGGCGCTCCCCTCCAACGCGTCCACGGTCGTAAACGTGCTCGTCGCCATCACATTGGCATTATCGTGCCACCGATTCGTAATCATTGTCCCCGCACCGTTCTGGCTATAGCTCGTCACGCAGGCGCGACTCGTCGGCGAGACCGCCACGCCAAAACCCGGTTGTGGGTTCTTGGCAGCAAACGTGGTCACCGTCTCCGTCCGTCCACTCCACCAGTACAAACAAGCCTTTGGCTGGAACCCATACCCAGTGCGCACGACCGTACTTGCGGCAGCCCCCGTCCCAATATTGAAGGTATCCACAAAGCATTGCAGCGCCATACTAGAGTCCCAACCTAGTACGCACCAGCGCCGGGGTATCGTAAAACGGTGCCCGCATCTCGGCCAAAATAAAGACCTGCTCAAATTGAAACACCATGCGATGGCGCTGGGCATCGGTGCCCGTCACTTGCGCCGTCAGCGCATCAAACTCCGCCGCATCTTCAGGTGTCATGTTGTAGTACGCCTTAATCTGTGCCACCGTGCGCGGCCCGAAGGCCACCTCGTACGACGCCGCCGCAAACTCGTGCACGGTAATCTTACGGCTGTGATCGGGCTCAAACGGTTCGCCCATGAGGCGTTCGACAAGGGCCATAGAGCCTCCTAGGGCCGCAGATAGGGCAGCATGTCTGCGGCAAGCCGTTGGGCCATATCCCCTGTCGCTTCCAGAAACGGCTTACTCAGGTAATGGTGCTCGCCCCCACGTGGATGGTTGAACGCGGTCTCTTCATGTTGCACCAAGGCATAGGGCACAGCGCCAAAATTGCCGTACCGCACCTCGGACCCTGCGGCATTGGTAATGACCGTGCCACTGCGCACCAGATCGCCCGTGTCCAGCGGCACGAGCGGCTGGCTGGCTTCCAGAATACGGTTCGCCTCCGCATCGAGCGCCAGGACAAGCGCCTGCTGGGCCTGAGCGGCAAGACGTTGCAAGGTTCGCTGAAGCTCGGGCAGGCCTTCAAACGTGACGGAGATCATGGCTGGGCTCCTCCCTCGTCACAGACAAAGCGCGTGGACGGGAGCATGGCCCGCAACCGTCCGCGTACCGCGGGATCCAGGCGCTTGAGCATGCCCAGGATGGCCACACTGGCCTGGACGTAATGCACGCCGAGCTTCGCACCTTCGACCAGGGCAATGCCGTCCTCGGCTGCATCGAGGGTCTCTTCCAGGAGCAGCATCACATGGGCATGGAGCATATTGAGTTGTCGTAGGGCTTCGGTATGCTGAGTCGAAGCATCCATCTAGAATAAGCACTCCTGATGATGCACGTTGCCGAACTCATCACATGGACGATAGATAGCCTGCATCTGCGGCGCTGTCCCGTCCTCTAATACGATGCGATCACGCAAATTGAGCGTAAAGTCGGCATCGAAGAAGATGCGCGTACTGCTCGTGCGTTCCTCACCGGTCGCCGTCACCATGGGGCCGACCTTAAACTCCACCCGACAGGGGCGGAGGGTAGCCGGGCTATAGACGGGCGTACCATAGCCACTTTGACCCGTATAGGCTTGGTGACTGACTGTCTCTGTGAGCATGGCCGCGAGTGCTGGCTCCATAGCCTAGATCCTTCCGAGCCAAAGCAGCACGAAGGCCCACATTGGTATGCCAAAAGCCAGAAGCAACTGCACCAGCAGCAGCACCAGCAGCAGCACCCATGTCGTCCACGACATGCCACCTCCTACGTCCGCAGCAGCCGTACCGTCATGCTGCCCGCCACTTGCGCATAGGGCTTGAGCAGGGCCTTCACCTCTGCCGGTATCCCCTGGCTCGTGGGTGTCGCCTGGGTGGTCGAGGTGGGCGTCTGCCGTGGGTCGAAGTACGTAATCTCGGTATCCCCCACCTTGCGCGACTTCACGACCCCTACCTCAAGCGTGGTACTTGTGCCCGCCTCGGGGGGCGATTGCTCCAGCAGGGACAGCGCATAGAGGGCCGTCGCCTGCTGGACCGCAGTCGGAATCACCGTCGAGGGTAGGGGCCGCCCGAGGTGGTCCCGCTGGCCCATTTGTGGCCAGGCCAGGGCCTGCGTATCCGTAGCAGGACGGCCATACCACAGGACCTGGCTGTCGAGCAGATCGGTCGCCCACATGAGGGCTGCGGCCTGGTCAGTGGCATCGGCTTCCAGCCAGGCATCGGTATACAAGCGTTGTCCTAGCAGATCAGTCGAGGTCACGACATCGACATAGCTATTGGCCAGCGGACCGCCAGGCGTCGCATCCAGGGTCGCCATAGCACGTTACTCCCGTGGCGTGGACGGCCTGGATGGCGCCCGACTAGCACTCTCACTGCTACTCGGGGTCGCATGGGACGTCTGCGGCGCAGCGTGACTCGCGGACGTCGCCCGCCGGGGCGCACCCGTACTCCGACTCGCCGCACTCTCCGGCGCCATCACGACCACCTGCGCGCCTTCGGGGACATTGGCGAGGAGCGCCGCCTTCTCGTTGGCGGCTTCGCGCTTCTTGTCCCGCTCCTCCTCGGTGAGGAGTTCCGGATGGACCTCCCCCATGCCGCCCTGGAACTTGGCACGGGCTGCCGCGAGTTTCTCCGGATCCGGCTGGTCACTGGGCGGGGCATAGGTATAGTCGCCCAGCATGACGGCTTCTTTCGCATCGACACTGTGCATGACGGCGGGATTGCCATCGGCGTCATAGACTGTAGTAGGATAAGTTGGCATGGCCTACTCCTCTATAATAATGTATAGTTACAACTAACTTACTGCGATGAAATCATTCGGTTTATAGGCCCAACCAGCCCTATTGGCCGACTTCGCTAAAAAAGACCCATAAATAATAGAACTCGTCGCCCCTAGCGTCGCTGTCACTCGTATGAATTTCGAGTCATTGTCTTTAAAAGCAGCCATATCTCCGTTAATCGGGATATGGACACGCCCAGACGCAAGCGTGGCTGGCCAGGAATACGTCGCAATAGCCGTATAACTTCCCCCAACGACGTCACTGACTTCGAGGGTAAAGGTATACGTGCCCGTGCCGAGCACGCCCGAGGCATAAATCACCCAATCACAATTAGCGAGCATACGGGGGTAGAGGAGGACGCCCGTCGAGCTTGCAGTCGCCGCAACGGCGGCACCAGGAGCAATTAGCTCTGTAGCTTTATCGAATACTTGGATAGACACTAGTTTATTCCTTTCTATAGAGAGTATAGGGAGTTCCCGCTGTCATCGCAAGGGCATATCTGCTATACTCTAGGGGTTCGCTAGGTGGGGTCGCTCCCCTAAATCTCCTGTCCCTATCAACAGGAGGGCCTTGCGAACCAACCTTCTGATCCTGATAGGAGATCATCTGATGGCCCAGCCTGTCCCTGTCAATGGCATTGCGTGTATCTGTGCGTGGGAACCCTGTAGCAAAACGGTTATCGCGTTTCCTTCGCGTGTAAAAGCTCACCCAAAGCTGTATTGCTCCAAGCCCTGTTCGCTTCTTGGCACAGCTCAAGGACGCAACCGACAAGTGACCCTGATTTGCTCGTGGCCTCCGTGCAGTCAACCCTTTGCGGTCCATCGCTGGAAATTGCATACAGGCTCGAAAGAACGGTGCTGTTCGCGGTCCTGTAAAACGAGCCTGGTTATGTCCCGTATGTATCCTGGAACGTTTGCCGAGAAGTTCCTGGCACAAGTACAGAGGGGTGCGCCTGATGAATGCTGGCCGTGGCAGGGGCGCACAGCCGGCCCTGGTGGCTACGGGATGATCTATGTCCCTGAAACCCAGATGGATACCGGCGCACACATTGTTGCATTCTATTTTGCACAGGGGCGTTGGCCCTTGCCAGACATGAGTATTTGCCACTCGTGCGACAATCCGCCGTGCTGTAATGACGCGCATCTCTGGGAAGGAACGACCCTGGAGAATGCCCAGGACTCTATGGCCAAAGGACGTAAGCCTATGGGGGAACAGCACCACGCCAGCAAATTGACGGACCTGCAATGGGAGGAGATCCTGGCATTGCTGCACGAAGATACCCTGTCGAGACGCCAGATTGCTGCACGCTATGGCATTAACCATAAGAGCCTTACCCTGAGACTTAAAGCTCGCGGTCTATTTTTTCCCACCAAGGTTGGAAGGAGAAAAACAAGACATTCCTAGCCATAAAAGGCGATGGCGTACCGTAACCTATGCAACTAGTGCGCCATCTTTTATTCCTCTTAGTCTTGCAACACTCTTCCCCCCGAATACTGCAATAGACGTATACCATTCTATCCTAGTACGAAAGACAGGCTTAGATTCAAGCTCTCCTAGATCTCTTACATCTAGGCCTTGATTCTGTATTCCTATTACGCCCCCGTCCCCCAGTTGCACCACGTAGATACTCGTGGAAGCCGCCGCGCCACCGCCGGGGTTCGCTTCGGAGAAGGGAAGGATCGGTGTCCCAGTTTCGTCATCCTCGGCAATGAGAATCTCCAGCCCGTTATACGTCTGAACTCGTTGCCCCAGATTATTGAGTGTAAAGTCCACATTCCCCATGACCGCACTGTTACGTGAGGCTTGCGTCAACCGCAATGACAGTGCCTTATTCATGATCATATGGGTCGGCGAGTCGACCTTGCTAATCAGCGTGTCCAGCTTGAACAGCGACAGCGCATCCCCACCCGAGGTCGCGCCTGCATCGACTAACTGACTGGACCCCACTGGGATACGCCGTTGCAGGCCATCAAACTCCCGTGGCTCTGCTGAGCTATCCCCCTTGAGGAACGTCTTGGTCCACCGATGCGCCAGCGCTTTAACTTTCATACCCTCCTGGACACTGCGCTGATTGGCCCCCATCGTTTGCGTGATGAAGCGGTCTACGTCCAAATCGCCCCCGGCAATCACGAGCGATTCGGTGATGGGATTTAAGACCCCCACAGACTCCGTAAACCCCTCGTTGACGCCACGAAACCCGATTCCGGGTAACATTTCCTCACGATTATACTTGAGCGCATTGCCCGCAATCCCCTCAAAGGGTAAGGCACGGAGAATGTCTGAGTTGCGTGCGAACATCTCGACAATGGTATTACGGACGACATCACCGGGATTGAGCTTACTGGCTTCGATGATCGTCAGGGCCATAGGGTGGTTTCCTCCATAGAGTTAGCCAGCTCGCTCCCTGACGCACTGCCAGTGTGCAGAAGTGAGCGTGGCGCTAGCGGTTTTGGGTGGCCTGCCATTCGCGAAAGCGCGTGAGACGCTCCGCGGGATTGGTAATGCTGTTCCAGTCAATGGCGTTATTGCCTGGGCCATGATGAGCCGGGGCGCCACCACCCGAGGACGAGCGCCAGAGGTGGGAGGCTTCGCCTGAGGCTTTCAGACTAGCAATCCACTCTGCCGGCGTCAGGGGATGCACGCCATCTTTCCCGTACCTGAGATCATCACCGTTTTTGGCGACGACCTCGCCTTGCTCATCCAGGTCGGTAAAGACCGCGAGCCCGCGCTGCACGGCATCGACAATGGCCGGTTCATCCACTTTCGCAGTCGTGACGGCATTGAGGAGCGCGGTTTTAATACGGTCCTGGCGCCACTTCCGATCGGTCACGCTCACGGTATCTTTGAGTTGGGTAATTTCCCGTTCCATGGCCCGCGCCTGGCGCTCGTGTTCCGTCTTCATGCTCTCAGTGCGCCGGGCGACGAGAGCCTCAATGCCCTGCTTGTCATAGATCTCGGCATCGTCCAACCCTTTGACGCGGTCACGCAGCTTGACAACTTCGTCTGGATCGACACCTTCAAAGCGGATCTTCATGTCGGACAGCGACTTCTCGGTCTCGCGGCGGAGGCGACGTTCAGCGTCCAGCGCGCCCTTCAGTCCGCTCACGTCTTCCGCAGGGGGATCAAGCACGAGCGCCCAGCGTCCATCCCGTTCGCCGTAATGC